TGCTACCCAAACGTAGACAGGTCTTGGTTACACGCCAGTTTTCTTTAATGTTTACAGGCTTAGTCCACTTGCCTGATTCGTCATGAGCCAAGAACAATAACTTCTCACCATCGTATGAGTTGTCTTCTGTATTCTTCCAGTCAATGGTGGTGTCGAGTCCTTCAATCTCATTGTCGTCAGACTCATACATATTCTTCTTGGTAATCTTGGACGCAGGGATTCTAAACGCCAACTCTGTCTTTGGCTTGTCCATACCGTCCATGATAGGCTTGAAGAAGAATGGCAAGCGGCTATTGATTGGCACCACCTTGTCGGTGAACATCTTCTTAGCATCGGCACCAGTCTTAGATAGGATGCCAATACGAGAGTCGCGCGCGAGCGTGCCTATGTTAACACACTCAGACGATGACATGAACGAGAACCCTGAGCGTCTAATCTTTAGGTAGACCATGCCAAATGACCTTGGGTCAGCGCGACAGGCTTCCCAAAACAGCCAATAGATGCGGTTGGCTTCACGGAAGTCCGGGTAGCCTACGTCAATACTGGACCACTGCAGATACATATAGTGCGAGCCTGTGATATAGGTCTTGACACCATTGTTCATGAACCAATACCCGTTCTCTCTGTAGTCAAACTCTTGCTCGATGTAGTCAACCCATCGGTCCTTAAACTCTCTTGGCTTTTCGTTCCACTGGAAGATGGACTGAATCTTTGCCAATTCCTTGGGGATATCTTCTCTCTCCCAATACTGTTCAGCCTTAGATGGGTGTCTTTGAAAACACTTTTCAGGCGTAGCTGGCAGCGCAATCTTTAGCCCTGATATCTCTACCACCTCGCCAATCTTGCCTGTCTTAGAAATGACAACGACATCGTACTGCTCATTGTAACCATAGAGCCACGACATCACTCTATTCTTATTAGAGATTACTGCAGGAGGAATACAATCCTTTATTACCCTACACAGACTACTGCTTTGACCTTCGCTCTGCAAACCCTTGTTTAGTATCAGTTCTACTTATCCCTTTGTCTATCGCTTCTAAGCCCTCTTTCTCTGACTCTATTCTATTGAGAATCTCAAACGCATCAAATATTGCTAGCTTCTTTGTAGCCGCTGCATTCTTTAATCTGTCAGCTGCAAGCTCACCGTCCTCATCGCCACTCTTTACCACGCTCTCTTCGGCCACCTTAATCAATTCGTCTACGGCCTTGTAGCCTGCATTAATAATTCTAAGCTTAATTTCTTTCGAATCTCTCATAGCTTGTACTTCAAGAATGCAACCTGAATTAATCTAGCTGATTCACCTTCACCAAAGTTCTCAAACAAATTCCTAGAGTGTGGTAGGCCAGAGTCAAAAGCAATCATTCTATTGAACTTTGAATAGACCACGACTAACGGGTTGTTGTCCTCGTCATATATTGTGGTCCCGTCTTCAACTGGAGACATCTCATTCAAATAGAGTATGCAAGTGATGTCTCCCATCATTTCATCCGTGTGGATAAAATTTGGCTCCTCCTGATTTAGTGGAGACCTCCTTACAAAATTAAGCTCTACTCTATAGTCAGGAAATAGTTTAGATACAAATTTGGCAAAGTCATCGTGAATTCCTCTAGGCTGTATGTTTCTAAAGACGTGCTGTCCATCTGCCACGTCCTGAAACCCGTATAAATAAATTTCTGAGACATAATGTGTCGGGTCTTGGAGTACGTTGTCAAAAGATAGTAAATTCATAGCTTGATAGTTATCTGATGGTCAAACATTCTGTAAAGTTTTTCTTCATCAACAGTAAACTCGTATTCACTATCAGGTGTAAAGCAGACCATATCGCCTTCTTTTATGCCTTGCTTTGAGAGGTAACGGTTAGGGTACTTCATTATACCAACAAGAGGTTCTTCGCTAATTGGCTTTTTAATGTAGCTCTCCGTTGCTGGGATAGGCTTGACAAAGCAGTACCTATCGTAAGCGTTCCATACTCCTTTGCTCTTGTACATGAAGAATTGGTCGGGCTCAATAAAGAACAGGTCATCTTTAAAGAATGACTTGCCGCTTTTTTGCCGGCCCTTCATGTCGTTGTAAAACTTAAAGACATTGTGGTGTACGAGTAGTATGTCTCCAATTTGAATCGGTCCTTTGTATCCTAGCGGAGTTTCCATTACTTCAGCAAATCTGTTGGAGAACTTGTGGTCCTCCTCAGATGTGCTTACTATTAGCTCTATACCACCAATGTCTTTTGTATTGTCGTACCTTTTCCCGTTGACGGGTTTGGCAATAAAATAAAATGGGGATTTCATTAGATATTAATATTGTATTCGACCGATACGGGTATCGTAGAATTAAATTCTTTCCAAAGCACTACCTCCAATTTATCGTTGATGATAAATATTTTGAAGGAGTTCTTCTTCTCATCGAATTTAATTAAATGTATTTCATTGGAGTCGCCTAGTATTCGCTGACCCACGATGTAATGCATTGCGCTGCCCTTGTAATCCGGGCCTACCGATATCTTTCTTATGTCCATTAGATTAGATTTGATTTAATTGAACGTACTACCAAACAATGCCGGCAGTATCAGTTCCTGTAATTCTGTAAATATTCCCTGCCACTAGTCCTGCTGCCTTTGCCGCTGTATTGTTAGCGTAGACAGGCACGGATGGTAGAGGCATAGCTAGGATGCTACCAATAGTGTAGTTCTTGGTGATATTGCTATCCTGAGCATCGGTACCGATTAACTTATCGCTGTAAGATACGGTAGCATCTGTTGAGTACGAGCTTATTTTTGCCATGATTATTCTTCGGTTACAATTGGCTCAGGCTGTGGAGGTACAGGAGTTGGAGGCACTGGTGGCACATAGTCACCTGTGATAATTAGGTTCAGCTGTGCGGCTACCCAATCCCATGCGTAGGAGTCCACTTCCCATTGGGCGTAAGCCTCACCTGACATATTCAAGTTTCCTTGAGCTACTTGTGAACCTACATTACCCTCTGCTGTTTCAGATAGTAGTGAATAATAGAATGTCGCACTTGTTCCTAGTGTAACATTTACAGCGTAAGCGTTTAAGATTTTAGCTTCTACTATTTGTCCATTGTCCCAAATGGATACTGGCTCGATTGTTTTCATGATAATTTATTTTTTAGTTGTTGAATTTGTACTTGTTGTTCCTGTATTGCTTTTACCATTATTGGTACTAGTTTAGAATAATCAACTGCTTGCATAGTTACTGAATCTTTTTCACCATGTACAACATAGTCAATTACTTCTTGTAGTTCATGAGCAATTACGCCATAAGACCTTGAGTTTTCTGATTTCCATTTAAAGTCATAAGTTTTAATTTTGTTGATAATATCTATTCCGTTAAAATCTTTCAAGTCAGTTTTAAGCCTATAATCTGATGAGGTGTTGTATGAGGTCGCACTAAAGGTTGTGTTAATACTTCCAACTTGAGAACCCGAACTATTATTGAAGCTAATAGCAAGACCGCCCCCTGACGAAGTAGTTCTTAAATTCATTCCATAATGAGTTACTCCATCATATTGAACATCAAGTTTTCCTTGAACTGGCCCAATGAGTCCTGTCGTTCCAATCAAAACATTTCCATTTGACGCAATAACCATTCTGATATTAGAAGTTGATTCAGTTAGAAAACGTATGTCTTGACTAGCATTGTGCGCTGAAATAGTAATTCCACCACCCAAAGCATTAGTACCAAAAACAGAACGCCCAGCCCAGTTTGCGGTTGCGTGTGTGCTAGAGAATGCGCCATAGAATCCGCTTGAATTATTAGCAGAAATAATAAATTGAGCACTTGCTGAGTTTCCTGTATTGGAATTAATCATGGCGGTAGATGAAACACCATTTTGATTTCTTTCTACGCTCAATACTCTATTTATGCCCGGGTCCGTTGTCGTTCCAATCAGCACGTTTCCGCCTGATGGTTGTAAAACTAAAGGATAAACGGCAGTACTTCCATCATTTCTTTGAACTTGTTGCCAAACATGACCTTCACTTGCAACTCCTGTGTATAAACCATAAAAACCGTTTGCCGATAGGATAGCATCCGAACCAATAGTACCTGAGCCAAATGTAGGCAGAGAAGCATTATTTCCTCCTGAGTTAACAAATTTTACTCCAGGACTATTCGTACCAATGCCAACATTGCCGCCTGAGGTAATGCGCATTCGTTCGGTAAATCCTGTCCCTGTAGCAAATACTATATTTTTATTAAATCCTGCTGTTCCTAATCCTAAATCATCAATTGCTGCCGTGCTACAAACGGAAATACCTGACCCAATTTGAGAAAATGTAGTTCCGCTATTTGCAAAACTGATTGCCATCTGCCCAAATGTAGAATTAAAAGTTGCAACATTGAATGCGCTACTTGAGAAGGTAGCTGCTCCTGTTGAGGCTATTCTCATTCTTTCAGCACCATTTACATAAGTTATTAATGGATACGCTCCTTCACTATAAATAAATCTTGCGTAACTAACTCCTGTAAAATCAGAACCTGTACTATTATCAATACCCCAATAAATATTACCTGAAGTATTGGTATTTTGTAAAGCTGAATAATTTGTAGTAGAATTAATAAGTAATCTATCACTAAACCTACCTGTTCCGTTGACATTTAAAGTAAATCCTGGGTTATCAGTAGTTCCAATCAGCACATTGCCGCCGCTTTGATTTAAAGATAAAGGGCGAAAAGCAACATCTTGTTCTACTGCTTGAATCCTGCCATATCCATCTGAATGGTATCCAAATATTAATTGTTGATTTGCATTAGTCGCTCTTCTAATTAATAATTGCTCATTTCCAGCATCAGCAGTTATTACCAATTTTCCGTTTGTTTCTAATGAACTGCTGAAAGTAGCTGCGCCTGTTGAATTTATGGTAAGTATATCACTAGTTGCATTACTAATTCTGTAAAATACTTGTGCATTATTTGTAGAAGTAATACCTGCTTTCCAAACAGTAGTTCCGTTTGATTTGTAATCAATAAATGCAGGAGCAATTTGACCTCCACCATTTGGAGTGTTTAGTGTTAATGTCGTAGAATTTGAAACACCAAAGCCCCCTCCGCTTCCAATAGTAACATTTGATATGCTATTTACTCCATTTGTAAAAGTGCCACTAGCAGCCGTCACCGAAGAGGAGAAGGTAGCTGCTCCTCCTTGAAAAACGTGGCTTGCACCATTTTCTGCTTGATATAATAAATTTGTAGTATTGTACCCTATGTATCCTAATCTTGTAGTTCCATTGTTGCTAAATATTTCCATGAAACCTGCCGCACCTGCACCACCTGCACGCAAAGCAATATATCCTTGAGAACCATAAGAAGCATATATATCTGTTCCTTGAACAAAAGAATTAAATAACCCACTTGTCCCATTTAACTGTCCACTAAACCTTCCTGTTCCGTTGACATCTAGCTTAACACCTGCGTCTGTTGCCGTTCCAATCAGCACGTTGCCGCCATATCTTTGAAGTGATAAAGGCATAACATCTATTCCTCTATTTACTGATTGGATAAAGGATACATTATTAGCTTCATCAACACCTATATTTAGTAATCTACCAGTTGCTCCACTTGTTGTTTTTACTACTAATTGTGCGTAAGTATCAACAGTTGAAAATGTAATCGTTCTGTTTACTTCTAATAATGAATTTGGAGAAGTAGTACCGATGCCTACATTTCCTCCAAGATTATTAAACCCTCCCCATCTTGTTACATCTCCTGTTGTTGAAACGGCAGACCTAGTTGTGTTATAGATTTGATTACCCTTGTTGAGAGCTACTGAATCAACATATAAAGTATCGTTAGCGGTACCGCCACCCCAGCTAACCCACCAAGTAACATTCCAATTACTATCATCTCTTATTGAAAATGTTCTTGAATAAAAAACCCAAACACCAGCTCTTGGCAATTGTTCAATAAAAGAATAGGAACTTGAAGCTGTGTCAAATACTCCTATGTAAGAAACACTTCCATTAGTAGCTGGGGTTAAATACCAAAAAGAAATAGTGTATGATGAACTAGCTGAACTACTTGGAGTTTTATCTACTCTAACACCATCATAAACCATACCTGAAAAAGCAGTTCCAGTAGGGTTAGATATTTTAGCACTATATAATCCTTCTTTAACAATAGAAGATTCTCTTGTTATTATGGTAGAACCTCCTAAATCATACCCTCCAAATCCATCAGGGGCAGTTGATGTTCCTGACGTCCAACTTTCTAAGTCTCCGTTTGGTACTATATTTTGTGGATGACTATATCTAAAAGCGTTCCAAGGTCTACTTGCATTTGGTGTCACAGCAAATCCATTACTGTCTAGTGCCATACCATTTGCGCCAGTTCTAAAAGAACCAACTACATCTAGCTTATAACCTGCGTTGGATGGGGATGAACCGATAAAAGTATTACCATCGGAGAAAATAGTCATTTTAGTTGATTGAGCAGCGCCTGTTGCACCATTGTCAAATGCTAAAGCACCTCCATCTAAAGTTCTAATAACACCTATACCATTAGAGCCACTATTCCTTGCTAAGAATACATAAGGCTCTGTATTTGATAAAGTAATTGCATTTAACGAGGTTCTTGAGGTTATATCACCCCCAGCCGTCACCGAAGATGAGAAGGTGGATGCGCCTGTACTATTGTTAACTTGAAAATTTTGAGTCCAACTTGTACTGTTTGCTCTTCCGAATAGTCTTGTGTAAGTAAACCCATCTCCGGGGTCAGCTTGCTCAATTTTAGCACCATATCCTGCTGCAAAATTTGAAGCAACCATTTCAATAGTAGATACTCCACTACCAAGAAGTATTCCATTTGTAGAAACAATATCTTCCTGTGAACTAAGAGTTATTTTATTTCCATTAACTGCAAGACTTGAACTAAGAGTAGTCTCCCCCTGAACCAACAAACCCTGCGCAGGTGCTGCTGATGGAGTGCCAATAGATAGCCCACTATTAGAACCTAATGTCATCGCTTGGGTGAAGGGAATAGCTGCTCCAGCCGTTCCTGATGGAGCAATAAACCAAGAATGAACGCTATTATTTAATCTATAAACTGTTGATGTACCCGTAGAAATATATCTAAAATCATTAGGAGAACCACCATAAAATACATTTGAACCAACAATAGAGTTATCTGAATTATCAAAGTTAGAAATAGATGCATTCTGTACTTGTATTGCTTTATACAAATTCCACGCACTCGGTGTAACTCCTATGCCAAGAATGCCTGAGGAGTCGAGAGTCATTTGTGCAGCACTTCCTCCACCATTTCCTGTAAATGTTAATGGAAAACCTCGTAAAAATAAGCCTTGTGAAGAACTTCCAGCAGCATTTGCACCAACTATTGTTGCAGTTGTACCATCTTGAGCAAATAAAACTGCACTTGAACTATTAGCAATGTGTAGTCTTGTAACAGGACTAGCCGTACCGATTCCTAGCCTATCATTAGTCGCATCCCAAAATAGGTTAGCCTCTCCTGTTATAGCCGAGCCTGATGACCAATAAGCAACTTGTCCTACCGTACCTGTCCCTGTTACAATATTGGCAGGAGCACCGGTAATCTTGGTCCAAGCTAATGAGGTTATCCACGCAGGGTCAGCATACGAGCCTGTACTGACAACAACATTGATGTCATCAATCCCACTGTCTGCTAGTATGTTGGTTGTTATCGTTGCTAAATTTGCCATATCTTAAATCATTGTGAAGTTACTGCCTAAGCATAAACAAATCTCGTTTTATTTTCTCTATTCCCACAAAGCATTGCAGAAAATGTTCCTTGGTTAAAGTTGTATAAATCTGAAACTTCTTTTGCACAAGAATAAAATACGCCTGTTTCAGTATCTAAAACCAACTTAGCTTTCCAACTTCCCCCATACTTTCTCTGCTCTGACCAAGCCTTTTTTAATTCATCAGAAGGCTTCCATCCCTTTTTAGATTCAGATAATTTAGAATTTTTTGTTCCTTTTTTCTGATTAGACAAAAGCACTTTAACTTCTTCTGTATGTTTCTTTCCATAGAAAGGATTACGGTCTCCAACAAGATTCCTATTCTTTCCAATAACAGACAAGTTTTTTTTCACTTCATCACTGCACTTTTTGCCTTTTGAGCTTTGTGCATTAGGATTTATATTACAGCAATAGTCTTTGCCAAAATGAATATCCAAATATGACTGTTCTTTAGAATTAAGTTCTACTATTTCACAAACTTCACATACAACAAATTGAGGCTCTCCATACTTATTAAATATAGATTGAATTTTTTTATTCCTATGAATGCCCTTAGTCATTGTTCTAATATGCTCTTTTATTCTTTTGTCAATCATAACTGCTTGACCATAGTAATAATAATCATTATTATTCCAATACAACTTATATATTCCGCTACACTTCATCATACCATTGTTACAGCTCTCCATGTAGAATTTATGTAAATATACAATCCCCTAACTCCATCAGTCTGTATCACCAAAAGTCCATCGGCCGGTGCTGAGATAGCTCCTCTCTGAGCAGCTGTCATACGTGGAGGCAAGAACCCTCTTGTCGTGCTGTCCATTTGAAACAACGCTGAAGCATTGATGCTCGCTGTATTTAATCCTAACGCACTGCCATTATCAAACAACAAGCTATTTCCAATTGCACTTGTGCCTGTAAACTTTGATAGATAATTTATCGTTCCTGTGCCTGTAATAGGATTAGTTAATACGCTCTGATACTGAGGGATATTTAAGGTAGCCCCTAATAAAGTGGCTGCCCCTGACGTACCTGTAGTAGTAAGCGTAATAGTATTTTGTTTTCCGTTAAATGTATTCCAATCTGTGCTGGATAAAAAACCATTAGTAGAACCGCTTGCCTGCGTAATTCCAATCGTACCAGTACCGGTAATTGTTCCACCGGTAATAGGTCCTGATGTAGCAACACTTGTTACCGTTCCTACGTTATAAATTCTATCAGCACTCAAGTCAAAGTTGACTCCATTAATAGTGATAGACCTTGTAGTAGGAACTCCTCCTAGACCTGCAAGACTATATTGTGGCACATTTAATACACCTGTGCCATTATCATAGTTAGATGCTCCACTATTGCCTGTAGTTGTTAAGCTGATAGCCGTACGTGCTCTGCCATCTGTAAAGTACAAATTAGTGCCCTCAGATATATTGCTAGTGGTAAGCGTCACCGCTCCTGTAAATCCATTCACAGATACTACAGACTCAGTGTTGTCAACCTTCTGCCAAGCTGGAGCGTGAAACACAATCCAGTCACCTACCTGCCATCCGCCAACACCGTCAATAATGGTATTGCCTGCCACACTAACAATGTAGAAGTGGCCATCCGTGCCAACGCCTGATGTAATGGTAGGGGTGTTCGTTGATGCGTTCCAAGTACCCTGATACTGCAAGCCCCCGATAAGGTCATTTACTTGCCCTTGGAGCTTACCAAATGCTGTAAGGATACTATCTGTCGATGCGATAGAAGAACCTGCCACAGTGAGCCCTGTAAGGACCTTACCGGTAACAGCAGAGTTGGTTAGTGTAACGCTTGCAGCACCCGGGCCACTAGCTGTAGCCTCACCAGTAAGTGAAGTAATATAGTTGCCCTGAGCTTGATACTGAGGAATATTTAAAACATGAGATACTAACGAAGCAGCACCACTTGTGCCTGTAGTAGTTAGTGATGTAATTCTATTGTTGTAAGCAGTATTCCAATTGGCAGCACTTGCAATGTATGTATCAGCTAAAGCATTGGTAAGATTCAAAGTAGTTAACAATGTAATACCTCCTGTAATGCTTGCCACATTACCACTGCCTGAGCTTTTAACAACTGTTAATCCCTCGCCACTACCTGACTTAGTTACAACAATTCCTCTACCACTTCCACTTGTATGGTTAATGGTTAGCGTATCTGTGCTGCCACTTGTTGTAAATGTAGCATGACCTGCCTGAAGCTGCTGAGTATTTAAGTTAACAGTTTGATTTGCTCCTGTATAAGGAACGTATCCTGTCAACGCACTACCGTAGTTAGGAATGTTAAATACTCCTGTTACACTATCGTATGTTGAAGCACCGCTAGACCCAGTAGTTGTTAGACTGATGGCCGTACG